ATCAATATTTAAAATTCTCTCATTTTTTTCAGATTGTGCATCTAAAGTAGGAATTTCCAATTCACGAAAATCTTGATTTAAAGATAATAATACTAAACCATTCTTTTCACTAAATCCAAAAAAATTATCATCATCATAAACCATTAAACCATTTACCATTTTGTCTTGCATTCCAATGCTGATTCCTTTATGAAAAGAACCACCACCTAAACAAGTTAATGTACCATAATTATATTTATTCTCATCATTATTTATGGAAAATACTTCTTTTTTATTACTTAATAATAATGTATTAAATTTTGTATCATTATTATACATTTTCATTTAATTAAAAATATATTTTTAAATTATTTTATTTAAAATATTATTAATAATTAATTATAATGACAGGAGGACTCCTTGTATTAGCTGCTTATGGAGCACAAGATAAATATATAACAGGTAATCCACAAATTACTTTTTTTGTAGCTGTGTACAGAAGATATACAAATTTTTCAGTAGTACAAATGCCGCAATTATTTACTGGTGATTTTGATTTTGGGAAAAAAATATATTGTCAATTGGAAAGAATTGGAGATTTAGTAAATCAGATGTTTTTAAAAATAAAATTACCTTCTTTAGAGCAATATAGTCATTCTGATTTAAATGATAATCAAATAGACTATTATTGGGTTAATTCAATTGGTCATTCAATAATTAAAATTATTGAAGTAGAAATTGGAGGTAATGTAATTGATAGACAATATGGTGTATGGATGGAAATATGGAGTGAATTGACAGTTCCATTAAATAAACGGGATGGGTATTATGAGATGATTGGAAAGTCGATGAATCCAATTAATTTAAATAATAATAAAGAATTATTATTATATGTGCCATTACAATTTTGGTTTTGTAAAAACATAGGATTATCATTACCATTAATAGCATTACAAGATCATGAAGTTAGAATAAATTTAAGTTTAAGAAATTACAATGAATTAATTATATCAAGTAATGGAAGTACAATAAGTGATAGTCCAAATAAACAGCAATTGAATATAATTTCTGGAAATTTAGAAGTTGATTATATATTTTTAGAGGAAGATGAAAGAAAAATTTTTGTAAAAAATAATTTACAATATTTAATTACACAAATTCAAGTATATCCAAAATCATTAGATACTACAAATTATAATAATGTTATTGTGGATTTTAATTTTAATCACATGGTTAGTGAATTAATATGGGTAATACAAAATGGAAATGTACTAAGTACTTATTCTTATGGAGGAAATGAATGGTTTAATTTTTCAACTCAATCATATAAAAATGGTGATGTAAGTGGATTAGATCCAATGATTGAAGGTAAATTTTTAATTGAAGGAAATGAATTAACGGAAACAAAAGATTCAAAATATTATAAAATTGTTGTACCTTATCAAAGACATACAAATGTACCAAATAATTTTATATATGTATATAGTTTTTCATTAAATCCAGAAGAATATCAGCCTTCGGGAACATGTAATTTTAGTAGAATAGACAATGCTACTTTACAAATGAAATTATCAGAAGATTTAGTAAAACCGATTATTCAATTATTTGCTGTTAATTATAACATATTAAATATTGCAAATGGAATGGCAGGAGTTGAATATAGTAATTAAGAAAAGATGGATAAAATTTTATTTTTTTTATTATTGGATGAATTTAAGTCTAATTTATAACTAATACATTTATTAATATTTAAAACATCATCAATAGAAATATCATTATTTTCTTCGATATAGTCTCGAATATTTAAATTAAAATAATGATAATTAAATTTTTTATTTGTTTTTATTTTCCAAAGAAATAATTCATCATTAAATTTTTTTAATTCCCATTCTAATTTAGTAATAATTACATTTTTAATAAAAACAGAAACATTTAGTACTTTATCATGACTATCAGCTAAAATAATAAAATAACCGTCTTTAAAAAATCCATTAAATGTAACTGATACACCATTAACTTTTTTTTCAGAAATATAACAGATATAAGATTTATTTAAATAATTTATATTTAAATTTGGTTTAAAATACAAATCTTTAATTTCATTTAAAATGGGTTTTTCAAAATGAAGACTAATTGAATTTGATGGTTCAGATAAATAATATTCCATATTAATATTTATATAATATATATATTTTAAATAATTTTAAAATAAAATAGATTTTAATATATAATGGTATTCAACTATTTATGTATAATGTTAAATAATATTTATAGTTCTGTATTATTATTTTTTAATATTTGTAATTGTTTTTATAATAAAAATAATATTAAAGAAAGTAATAAAGAAAAAAAATTAATAAAAAATATTCAATATAACAAGAGAAATGAATTAAAAATGTTATTTATTTGTAATTATTGTAAGAAAGAAATTAAGAATGAAATATATAATATATATGATAATCATTATTGTAGTAATAAGTGCAGAAGTCAATTTTTAAAAAAAATTTGATTAAATATTTTTAAAAAAATAAAATAAATAATATGAAAGTTATTCGAAATGTAAAACCGAGTAATTTAGTTCATATTAAAAATCAATATGAAATAATAAATAAAGATAATGATGATTATATATTGAATATATATTATTTAGAAGAAAATAAAATACAAATTTTAGTAAGAAAAATTAATGACTATTGTGGTTGGAATATTCACTTTAAAATTTTAATATATGATGATAAAAGTAGTGAAATATTTGATATTGGTTGTTCAAAAAAAAATTACAAAAAAATAAATATTTATTCAAAAATTATTGATTTTCATCAAAAAAATATAAAAAATTTAAAAATACCAAGAATAATATTACAAACACATAAAAATGATAATTTTACAAATAATTTAGCATTAAATTCAATACAAACATATATTGATTTTAATCCAAGTTATGAATATATATTTTACGATGATATTGAATGTAGAGAATTTATAAAAAAGAATTTTGATAATGAGTATTTATATTATTATGATTTAATTTTTCCAGGTGCTTTTAAAGCTGATTTTTTCCGTTATTGTTATTTATATATAAATGGTGGTTTTTATTTTGATTGTAAAAGTATATTATTAACAAGTTTAGATGATTTAATAGATGAAGATGATGAATTAATTTTATGTCAAGATTATCATAAATTAGGATTATATAATGCTGTTATGATGACAACACCTAAAAATAATTTATTTTTAAATTTAATAAATAAGATTATTTATAAAATTAAAAATTTTAAAGAAATTTTTAAACCACATACTAATTATCAGAATTATATAAAATTAGATAATATATTGTCATTAACTGGACCAAATTTATTATATGAAGAATTTCAAAATATGAATTTAGATTATAAAAGGCATATATTGATGAAACATGATATATTAGGAAATTATAAAAATTATAAAAATTTAGTAATTAAATTTAATAATAAAACTTTTATGTATAAAAATTACAATAATTTTCAGTCTAATTTAAATCATTATTCTATATTATGGAGAAATCATAGAGTATTTTATAAAAATCATTCATTTAATAACAATCATCATTTTTATGTGAGTCCAAATAAATTTACATTTGATTTAGATTATTATATGATAAATAATAAAGTATTATGTGTATCTAATTCATTAATAAAGAATATAGAATTAACAATTATTAATAATAAAAGTAAAGTAGATGTTATTCAATTAAAAAATGTAAATAATAATTATTATTTATTTCATTATAATTTTGAAGTAAATGAGGATTATAATATAAATGATATTGAAATAAGTGAAAAAAGGGTAAAAAATAATTATGAATTTGCGATTAATAAAATATATAATAAATATTATTTAGTTATTTTAAATTTGAATAAAGTAATTATTAAAAATTGTAAATTAAAAATTAAGACAAAATTAAAAAATATTGATTTTGAATTTTCAAATTCTTTAAATAAGTTATTCTTAATTTATAATTTAGATTTGTTTAATATTTAAAACAATTATACTATAATTATTTAATGCATATTGAAAATTATTTTAGTGTTAGAAATAAATATTTAATCAAAAATGAATATCAATTATTAAAAAATTCAAATGATGAATTTCATCATGTAATTTATTATTTATCAGATAATAAAATTGAAATTGTAGTCAGAAAACTATCAAATGATGATGGATGGAATTATGATTTAAAAGTAAAAATATTATTTCATAATTTTTGGAAAACAATATCAGTGGGTAGTTCAGAAGATAATTTTAAAATTATAGAGATATATGTAAATGAAAAAGTAGAAGTAATGGATATAAAAAAGTTATATTATATACCAAAAAAAATAATACAAACAAATAGTCATATTTGTAAGAATTTGAGTCATTATAATAGTGTAATGAGTATAATTGAAAAGAATCCAAGTTATGAATATCAATTTTTTAATGATATAGATATGAGAAAATTTATAAAAGATAATTTTGTTATTAATATATTGGATAATAGTGAAATAAAAAATGATAATTCAGATATATTAAAGGCATTTGATTTATTAAAATGTGCAGCATTAAAGGCTGATATATTTAGATATTGTTATTTATATATAAATGGTGGAATTTATATTGATTCTAAAGTGTCAAATATTGTTGATTTAGATAAAATATTAAATGAAGATGATAAATGTGTTGTTTGTTTAGATGATGCTAAGAATTCTTTGTATAATGGAATAATGATAATGGAAAAAAATAATTTTAAATTATTACAATTACTTCAAGAAATAATAATAAACATACAAGAGCAAAAATATTTAAGTGATATTCATGAACCGACGGGGAATAAACTATATTATAAATATTTTAAGGATGAAGTATTTAGGTTAAATAAAAGGGTTAATTATGTATATATGAATAATGTAGTAACATTTAAGTGTGATTATAAAAATTATTATAAGAATGATTATCAAGATTTTAGAGTAAATTATGTAAAAAGAGATTATTATTATTATTATAATTATTATGTATTAAATTATATATTTAGTTTTAGCAATGAAATAAAAAACAAATATATTTTTTCTATATTTAATTTAAAAGAAAATATATTTGTAATTAAAAATAATTCTGAAAAGGGATGGAATATTCAATTTAAAATAAATATATATAATACAGAAAATAATGAAACTAAGACAATAAGTATAAATAAAAATAATGAATCTGAATTTGTATTTACAATATAATTTGTTTCTTTTTTAATATTTAAATTTTATTAGAATTATGGATTTTAATATAGAATCGAATTTTATAAATAAGATGATAAAAAATAACTTTGATTTATTAGATATTGATGAAAATCATAATATTTATTTGTATTATTTAGAAAAAAATTTATTATATGTAAAAATTGTTGGTGAAAACGAAGGATGGAAAAAAGATATAAAATTAAGAATCTATTCAATGGATAATAATAAATTTGAAGATATTTCAATTGGTGGTTCTTATTGCTCAATAAAAGAAATGGAATTTTATTTAGACATTGATTTAGAATATAATAAACCAATAATTAGAAAAAATATACCAAATAATATATTAACAAATAAAAACATGCAAAACATGAATAAAAAAGATTATTATGATTATATTAAGTTTCAATATTTAAATAATCATTATACATTTTCTGATTTATTAAATGTGTATGAATTTATTAATAATGAATATCAAAATCTTATAAATGATTTAGAATATATAATTAATGATGATATAAAAGTAATATTGTATGTTTTATTGTATTTAAATAAAAATGGAGGAATATTTATGAATTTTAATGTTTCTAATATAAATATTGATAACTATAATATAGATGATAATTTATGTTTTATGTATAATGATTTAATTAGTTTAATATTTACTAAAATTAATTTTTTAAATGAGGAATTATTGATGAATGATATAAATGAAAAAAAAAAACTAGAATTCCAAAAATATTTAAATAATGTAATTATAAAATCTGATAATTCCATAATTAATAGTAAAATAAATAGTACAAATAATAATTATTATAGTGATATTTTTGCTTTAAGCAAATATACATTTTACATATTGTCAAAAAATAATATAAAATATAATATTGAA